CATGCGCGCACGTTCGATGCGGGTGAAGGCGGAAAAGACCGCCGGTTCGGCACAGGCTGAACTGCCGTTCGCGCTGCCCGCCGCCGTGGCAATGGATCTCGAAGGCACGACACTCATCGCCACGCGGACGCTGTCGCGGGCCGAGTTCAAGCGCGCGATCGAAATCCGCAGCCAGCAGATCGCTCATGACCGGCGTGCCCTGCGTGAATGGCAGCAGGCGCTGAACCAGGCGGATCGGTACTGGGCCGACCATCCCGACTGGAGCTTCGGGCAGTGTCTCGACGCCATCCTCACCGCCCCCGGAAACCAAGCCGCAGCGCTGGAGGTGGCGGCATGAGCCTCCGGATCATTTCGGCCGAGGCGCGGCTGCGCGAGGCGCAGGGCAAGACCACCATGGCGCTGTTCGGCCCCAGTGGTGCGGGCAAGACCTCTCTGCTGAAATCGCTGCCGCCCGAAGACACCCTCTGCCTCGATCTCGAGGCGGGCCTCAAGTCGGTCCAGGACTGGCAGGGCGACAGCCTGCCGATCCGCAACTTCGCCGACGCCGTCGACATCGCCTGCCTGATCGGCGGAGCGAACCCGGCAGCCGAGCCTGAGGAACACTTTTCAAAGGAGCACCACGCGTATTTGCGTGCCCAGCACTCCGAGCTCGCTGGACGGCTTGATGGCAAGCGCATCATCTTCGTCGACAGCATCACGGATCTGACGCGGCAGGCGATGGCCTGGGCGAAGGCCCGGCCGGAGGCGATTTCCGAGCGCACCGGCAAACCCGACACCCGCGGTGCCTACGGACTGCTCGCCCGCGAAGTCATCGGGCTCCTGAAGCACCTGCAGCACGCCCCCGGCCGCACCGTGATCTTCGTCGGCATTCTTGAGCGGATCACGGACGACATGAACCGGACCATCTGGCAGCCGCAGATGGAGGGTGGCAAGGCCGCCCGGGAGTTGCCTGGCATCGTCGACCAGGTGCTGACGCTGAGCCTCTTCACACCAAAGGACGGCCCCGACGGCAAGGCCGGATGGCAGCACGATCCGGACAAGGGCGAGGTCCGCCGCCTCGTCTGCACGTCGGGCAACCCATGGGGTTTGCCGGCCAAGGACCGCTCCGGCCGCCTCGACCCGACCGAGCCGCCCGATCTGGGCCGGCTGCTCACCAAGATCAATCAACCCAGGAAAGGATAAAGACATGCCCTTCGACATGAACGACGTGGAGCCGCAGGCCTCCGGCGACCTGATCCCCGATGGCACTTTTGCCAAGGTGGTGATGACCATCCGCAAGGGTGGCACGGACGGGATGAGCGAGGTGGATCGCGGCCTGCTCAAGCGCTCAAACCAGCCCGGCAGCGATGTGCTGCTGCTCGATGCCGAATTCACCATCGCCGAGGGCCCGTATGCCCGGCGCAAGTTCTGGCAGAACTTCACCGTCCAGGGCGGCAAGGTCGACGAACAGGGCCAGTCGATCGGCTGGAAGATTTCCAAGTCGATCTTCCGGGCCATGATCGACAGCGCGCTGGGGCTCAACCCCAGCGACATGAGCGAGGCAGCGAAGGCCAGGCGCGTCCTGCGTGGGCTCGCCGATCTCGACGGCATCAGTTTCGTTGCCAAGATCCAGATCGAGCCGAGCCGTAACCCCGCCTATAAGGACGCCAACAAACTCGAACACGTCGTCCTGCCGACGGCACCCGAATGGCAGAAGGTGATGGCCGGCGAGATGGTGGTCGCGCAGCCCGCGCACAAGTCACGCCCAGCCGCTGCGCCGGCACAGCCCACGACCCCGGCCTGGGGTCAGGGAGAGGCATCGTCTGCGGTACCCGCAGCGCCCGCCTGGGCGGCATCGCCCGCCCAGCCGGTGGCGGCCGAGCCGGCACCCACGCCCGCAGCGGGCCCGGCATGGCTGAACCCGTGACGGCGGACGAATGGCAGGCCCACGTCATGACGGAAGCGGCGCTGGCGATCGGGCGCTGGCTCGAGGCACGCGGGCGGCTCGAGCGTCCGATCAACAGCCTGACCCGGAACGATCTGGAGTGCATGGCAGAAAATGCGATCAGCCGCTTCATCGTGCTGGCCTCCAGGCGTCGGACCAGCATCCCGAACAGCGAGGAGCGCGACGCGCTCCACCGGTTGCTGATCGGCGAGCCCCATGCGCGCTCTGCGGCCGGGAAGCCCGCGGCTTCGGCTACTGCCACTTCCGGCTCCCGGATCACTATCCCCACTACCGCTTCTGCTCGATGGCCTGCCTGACGGCCGGCTCGGACAACGCCAGGAGACATAAGGGCATGATCAACAAGACCGACATGGAGACCCGGGCGATCCGTGAGGCGCGCCGTCAGTTGGCCGAGGTTCTGACGGAGCTCGGCCTGATGGCGCCCTTCTTCGACCGCCCGGCCGAAGACATCGACCGTGTGATCGAGGCCTGCATCGACGGCTTTCAGGCCGCGATGCAGCGCCAGTCCGACAACGGCGACATTCCCTTTTGAGGCCGCTTGCATGCTGATCGACTTCAACCGCGGATCGGGCTTCGTCTACGGGCGCGCTGCCGCTGACACCGAACCCCTCGGCGCCCGGATCAACGCCAGGGTGGACGCCGCACTCGTGGCCGAGCGCGCCAGGCAGCGCCCGCGCGACTATCTCGGCGCAAGCCGCATCGGCGAGCCCTGCGCGCGCCGGCTGGTCTACGAAGTCACGCACACGCCGCCCGATCCCGGCAAAGAGTTCCAGGGCCGCAGTCTGCGCATTTTCGCGGCGGGGCATGTTTTCGAGGATCTCGCCATCCGCTGGTTGCGTCAGGCGGGCTTTGACCTGCGGACGGAGTCCCGAACGGGCGGTCTGATCGGTTTTGCGACGGCCAGCGGGCGCATCCGGGGCCACGTTGACGGCATCATCGTCGCTGGTCCGGAGATTGGCCTCCGCTGGCCGGTGCTTTGGGAGCACAAGGCGCTGAAGGCCTCGTCCTGGTCGGACACGGCAAAGAAGGGCGTGCAGGTCTCAAAGCCCGTCTATTGGGGCCAGATGCAGATCTACATGGCCTACCTCGGCCTTGGCTCCGCGCTCTTCACCGCGCTCAACAAGGACACCTGCGAGCTCTACCACGAACGCGTCCCCTTCGATCCGCCGGCCGCCCAGGCGCTGTCGGACAAGGCGGTCGACGTGCTGCGCGCTGCCGATGCGGGCGAGCTGCTGCCGCGCATCGCGACACACGCGGACTTCTACCTCTGCCGGTTCTGCCCCTTCGCCGCCCGCTGCTGGGAGGACCGCCCGTGACGATTACCCTTTCGGATGCGCAGGCCAGGGCCATCGCGGCCATCGGCGACTGGTATCAAAACCGCCGCGGCGACCAGCCGATCTTCCGGCTCTTTGGCTATGCCGGGACCGGCAAGACCACGATCACGGCAAAAGCAATCGAAGCGCTGGGGCTCGAGCCGATTGGCCTGACCCCATAGGGTGGTCCGGTTTCAATCTTAGTTCATGATCGGCCTTGGGGCTATTGCCTGGGCAGATGACGGTGCTGCTCCGCTTGCTGGCGCAGGCCAGATGATGGCCTCGGGT